CGACTACGGGTCCTGGTGGCTGACTCGCGGGATGGCGTGGCGGATCCCGGCATGCGCGCAAGGGATCCAAGTGATCGCGGGGACCCTGTCGACGTTGCCCCTGTCGCGGTGGCGGGACCGGGTGCAACTGGTCGACGACACGCTCATGATCCAGCCGGACCCGGCGGTCCCGCGGTCGTCGACGATGTTTCAGACCGTCGAGGATCTGATCCTGTTCCCCTACGCCTATTGGCTGATCCTCGGCCGGTCGCTGTCGGACGGCCGGCCGAACGCGGTCCGCTACGTCCCGGCGGATCAAGTCAGTGACGACCTCGACGCGGTCGACGGCCGGCCGCAGATCCTCACCTACGCCGGGACGGAATACCGCCGGTCGGACGTGATCCGGTTCGCGTCACCGACACCCGGCCTGCTGCACACCGGCCGGGGTGCGTTGCGGACCGCGTACCTGCTCGAGATCGCGGCGCAACGCAACGCGGAAGACCCGGTCCCGCAAGGCTATTTACGCAACACCGGCCCGGTCGACATCGACGACGATGAGATCGATGACATGCTCGACGGCTGGAAAGCGGCGCGGCAGAAACGAGCGACCGCGTACCTGAACGCGAACATGGAATACGCGACGGTCGCGTTTAACCCGGAGCAGCTGCAACTAGTCGCCTCCCGCGAACAGGCCGCGTCAGAGATCGCGCGGCTGATGAACCTCCCGCCGCGCTATGTCAACGCGCCGATGGCCGGCGGGACCTCGCTCACCTACACCACGGTCGAATCGTCGCGGCGGGATCTGGTGGACCTGTCGCTGTCGGTCTACATGCAGCCGGTCACCGACCGGCTATCGATGGATGACGTGACCGCCCGCGGGCAGGAGGTCCGGTTCACCCTGTCGGAGTTCTACCGCTCCGACCTCGCCGGGCTGGTGTCGACCGGGGTCGCCGGCACGACCGCCGGCCTGTTCAGCGTGCAGGAATGGCGCCGGATGGCCGGGCTACCGGATCAACCGAGTGTCGGGACGATCGGAGGTTCACCGTGACGTTTCTCGCGCTCGAGGCGCGCCGGCTGGTGTGTGACGTACCCCGGCGGCAGATCAGCGGGCTCGCGGTCCCGTGGGGGATCCCCGGGCGGACGATGCTCGGGACGATCCGGTTCGCGTCCGGGTCGATCCGGTACCCGGCGGACCTGTCCCGGATCAAACTGCTGGTCCAGCACGATGTGAACCGGTCGGTCGGCTACGCGCTCGAGCTCGCGGATCTGGCGGACCCGGCCGGCCTAGGTTCGCTGTTCACCGTCCCGGACGGCGCCGCGGGGGACGCCGCGCTCGCGGAAGCGGCGAACCGGGTCCGGGACGGCCTGTCGGTCGGGGTCGACCTCGACGACGATGTGTATGAGGCGCTGTGGGCGCAGATGTTCTCAGACGACCCGTCCGGGGTCGTCGACGCGCGCGGGACGCTGCGGGAAGTTTCCCTATGCGCGATACCGGTATTCGACGATGCCCGGGTCGCCGGCGTCGCGGCATCACGATCGGAGACACCCGTTATGACAGCACCCGTGACACTGAGCACCCCGCCGGCCGCGGTCGGCGAAATCATGCACCAAACACCCGCCGCGGCGCCCGTGGTCGAGGCGCCGGCGCCCGTGCTGACCGCGGCGGGACCGCCGGTCCCGGGCCGGTCGAGCGGCCGTGGCCGGGACGGCGCCCGGCTCACCCTCGAGCACATGGCCGAACTGGTCGCCGCGGTGAACCGCCGCGAGCTCGAGCCGGACATCCTCACCGCCGCGCTCACCGACATCACATCCGCCGACTGGGTGACACCGCCGGCATACGTGTCCGAGCTCGCCGGCCTGGTCACGATCGGCCGGCCGATGGTGCAAGCGTTCGGCGTGTCGAAACTGCCGGCGACCGGGCAGAAATACCACTACCCGGTAGTAGGGTCCACGCCGGCGCCGGCGGAAGTGGCCGGGGAGAAAGTCGCGATTCCGACCGGCCCGGTCACGATCGTGGACGCGGAGGTCCCGGTCCACACGATCGCGTGGGGGAATGACGTGTCGATCCAGACCGCGGAGCGGTCCGATCCGGCGTTCCTGGCGTTGTACTGGCAGCTGTGCGCGGAGTATTACGCCCGGTCGTGTGACCTGGCGGCGTGGGCGGACCTGTCCGCGAACGCGACCGACGTTCCCGGCGTGGTCGGGGTGACCGCCGGGGATCTGCTGCTCGCGGTGATCGAGGCCGCGGAAGCGGGCGGACGGCCGGTCGACGTGATCGTCGGCGCGCTCGGCTTCCGGCGGGCCGTGTTGGGCGGCGCGACCGCGACCACGCTACCGATCGCGATATCCGATGTCCTCGGATCGATCGTCGAGGATGCGAACCTCCCCGCCGGGACGATCGTCGCGGGGAACAAGACCGCGTTCACGTGGGCGGAGAACCCGGCCGCGCCGGCCCGGCTGCAAGCGGTCAACGTGTCGCTACTCGGCTACGACGTGGGGATCTACGGCTACGCCGCATACGAGACGCGGTATCCCGAATCCGTCGCGAAGGGAACCGTCCCACCACCGGCCGGTACGCAGGCCGCGGGCGCCCGGGCCGGCTCGAGCTCGAGCAGCAAAGCAAGCTAGCGGCGATGGACTGGCCCACGCCGGCGGAGGCCGCGCAGATCGCGCGGCTACCTGCGACGGTCGCGGACGACCCGGCGTTCGTCGAGGCGCTCGAGGCTGCGAAGGCGGAGGTTTACCGGCTGGCGCCGCGCCGGTTCGACGTCGACGTCGACGGCGCGCCGGTCGGGCCGTTCGATTCCGATGCGTGGTTCGCGACATGCACCGCGGCCGCGCTCGAATTCCGGGCCGCGGGCGCCGGGACGCTCGGCTACCCCGAAACGGGGCAGATGACCGAACCGGTCACCGGCGACGGCTGGCAGAACGTCCGCCGGCTACTCGGGATCGGTTTCTACGCCCGGCCCCGGATCGGCTGACATGCCCGGCCTGGCCGACACCCGCCGCGGCATCCTCGACAGCCTGACCGCGGGGATGCCCGGCGTGCTCGTGACCGGGGACCCGCGGGAGATCGTCGCGCCGTGCGTGTTCGTGGACCTGATCAGCCTCGACACGATCGGCGGGGTGTGCGGGGCGTGGACCGGGGAACTGATCGTGTACGCGGTCGGTACCCCGGACGCGGACGCGGTCGGCGCCGGGATCCTCGAGGACCTCGCGGACCGGATCCTCACCGTCGTCGGGCAAGACCTGATCAGCCTGCGGGGACAGCTGATGGAACTGGCCGGCGGGGTGATCGTCCCCGTGTACGCGGTGACCCTGGCAACCGTCGTCGAGCTCGTACCACTAGGAGTGTGAGAAAACCATGGCGTTAAAGGAATCCCGGGTCTGGCAAGGGACATTCACGCTCGGGCCGGCGCCGGACGGGCAGACGTTCACCTGCCAGGCGACCAACATCCACGTCACACCGAACGTGTCCGACGACGGGAACGCGATCAAAACCGCGTGCGGTGAGGAATACCCGGCGCCCAAAAAAATCGACTGGGTGATCGGCGGAACGTCGGTGCAAGACTTCGACGACCCGACCGGGTTCCTCGCGTTCTGCTACGACAACGAGCTCGTAGAACTGGAATGTTCATGGTTGCCGAACGATGTCGGCGCGCCGGAATGGTCCGGGACGGTGATCATCGTCCCGGTCGAGGAAGGCGGCGACGCCGGGACCCGGATCACGACCGACTGGGAATTCGACTGGGTCGGCAAACCGGACCGCGTTTACGCCGCACCGCCACCGTGAAAGTCGAGGTTCAGGGGGCGGCGCGGCTGGCGTCGACCCTGCGGAAATACGGCGGCGACCTCGACAACCTGACCCGGGTCAATACCCAAGTCGGGCGGTACGTCGCGGTCGCCGCGGGCGCGGCCGCGCCGCGCCGGTCCGGGACGTTGGCGCATTCGGTCGCCGGCCGCGGGAACCGGTCCGGGGCGGTGATCACGTCCCGGCTGGCCTACGCCGCGCCGATTCACTGGGGGTGGCCGGGCCGGCACATCGACGCGCGGCCGTTCATGTCGGACGCCGCGGCGGCGACGG